CTCCTTATTCCTCAAGAAAACCAAATTCCCAAGATTACTAAAAAGTATCTCGTAAAATTCGATAATATTCTTAGAGTACTGGAGTGGACTCGAAGGGAGTATTTCCCTACCGCGCCGTCGTTCCAACGGTACTCTTGCTTTCTTAAGAAGCTTGGAAGGGTCATCGAGACACAAGGGGCAGCTGGCGGAATCGTTTGGCTCAAACGACGCCGTGTCCAGTACCTCAAGTATCTCGCTTTCCCTGAAGGGTCTGTAGAAGAAGCAAAATACAGGACTAAACTCCTTAATGATCTGGGACACCGCGGAGCAGCCCTTGTGCTGAAAAAGGAGACACCGAATATTCGGATGTTTCTAACAGCTCTCTCGGCACTCCGAAGTTTCAGTCTGCCTGTTCAGGTAGACCTGTCCTCGATTACTAAGGCTTCTATCGCTGCGGACGGAGCTTCTTGGTCTAAGTATATTGGACCCTTTTGGGTCCAAGTTATGAACGATCTCTCTATTCCACGTAAACTTCCTCTTTGGCAAGCCCCTCACTTCTCTATGAAAGCCGGGCCAAATGGCCCTGCTATCACGAGCTCCCTAACGGACCTTAAGGCTGTTTTTCAAGCCGACGGCCTAGTGGAGCATCTTAAGATTATTGGGGGTGAAAGCCTTCATTCTACAATGAATACTCTTGTGGAGAATCTTCCTCTGATTTGTGATAACGAGTCTACCTTTTTTAAGGCTAAAGACGGCGGTATCCTTAGGAGGCTTGTAGGAATCCCTGATCGAGAGGGGAAAACAAGAACGATCGCCATCCTGGACTATTGGTCTCAGGAGGGTCTTCGTCCTCTGCATTCCCACCTCTTCAAGATCCTAAAGACTATTCCACAAGATATGACTTTTAACCAAGGTGCCTTTCTGGACCGAGTAAAGTCTTGGGGGGAGGGTATTACCCTCCACTCCATTGACCTGACATCGGCAACCGATCGATTTCCGATCGGTCTGATTGCTGATGTTCTCGGGCATAAGTTCGGCAAGAAGTACTCTGCCTCCTGGAAGGCCGTAATGGTCGACTACCCTTTTAAGGGGCCCAAGGACCAGTACTATAAGTACTCGGTCGGGAACCCTATGGGGGCTCAGTCTTCCTGGTCCTCCTTCACTCTGGCACACCATTTTGTTATGCACTGGTGTTGCCAAGAGCTTGGGATCAAGTGGCGGAAAGCCCGGTATGTTATTCTGGGTGATGATGTCCTGATTGGAGATGACAGACTTGCTGTCCTTTATCGCGAGAAACTGAAGATCCTAGGGGTAGAGGTATCCGAGAACAAGACGTTCTCTTCGCCGCTCATTTGTGAGTTCGCGAAACGATATCTCTATAAAGGTGAAGAGGTTTCCCCCTTCCCTATCTCTTCCCTGATGGATCACTTTGGAGACGCTAGTCTCCTGGTGGGTTCCCTCACGGGAGAGACCCGTAAAGGTCTTCAGCCTCTCTCTAGCATTCCTAAGGCAATTAAGTCTCTTTCGGTCGCGGTTGGCAGGTCTTATGGGCATTCCCAAAACCTGGCCAACAAGGCGGCCGTTGCCCAGCTTACGACAGAGTTCATCCAGGGAACAGTGGAGGCGGGCGATTATATCGCCCGTCTTAACCACCCACAGGATGAAGCATCTCAAGATTTCCTGCAGAGTATTACTCCGCACCTAATCTCTGAGACCTGTCATCGGCTGGTGCACGAGGCTCTACTTAGTGGTGACAAAAGTTTTGGTATTCTTCTGTCGGATGAGTGGAAAAACGTGTTTAAGAGGTTTGAGGCTGCCGATCGCAACGATGCGAACGTCGTCCTTCCTCTGATCCCCGTCCTCGCTGTGACACGCCGGTTTGCTTTTGATTTTGGCAAACTTTCGAGGCAAGGCCTCGAGGGTGTTTATCACGGCGATTTCTTTGAGGTAGAGACCCTCTCCGACTTCTTTGTGAACCCACTAAGTCGTCGGTCGTGGAGTCTCGATCCTCGGAGACAGAAGATCCAGAGTTGGACGAAGTTTAGTCGTGTTCTCAGGAAGGTATCTAGGGAAGCAATTCGCTCCTATGACTCTGGTAAAGTCTGGAGTCCGAAGAGCTTCTCTCCCACTTACCCCCATGGGGAAGGTCTCTTCTTTTATCTTAAGAGGGCCTTCTCCGGGGTTGGCGAGGGTGGCAAGGAAACTCCATTCCTGTCGCAAAAATCTAATGCGATGAAGGTTTGGGGTTTCATGGAGATGGGGATGAACGCGAATCTCGACGTTCTCTTCGCTCCAGGGGCATATCTATATATGCCCATGCCATCTTGATACCCAACTGAGGGGTACTAGTTCGGCGGCACACTCCCTCTTTCGCACTGGTTTACCAGGCCGGTGCGGAGGAGGTCTCCTGGAAAAGCCGCACCCTTAGCGGACGATACCT